ATGCAAAAAATAAAGAAAACCGGAATGGTAACAGTGCGACTAACTGAAATGCAGATGCAATACCTGCAATCGTTAGTTGATGGTGGTCAAGCACCGAAAGGATTACCAGCGGCAATTCAATATGTAATCAATCAAACGATTATTACCAAAAAGTAAAATTAAGTACTGCCAGTACTTTGAACAGAAATGGCAGTACTTAACTATGCGTCTGAATAGATTTTCAGACAGTAGTAAACCTACCCGAATCAAATGCTTTGCTGTACGGGTCAGCGAAAAATACCAAAGGATTGGTATATAAATGGAACTAAATTCTAAAAAACTTGTATGTGGTGTAGGCGACAATGATGTGCCGGGTTTCTCAAAAACACGTGAAGGTAAGAACTGGTATAGCGTCGTTACCAGAGCGTATTCTGAAGTGTTCAAATCGCGACAACCAACATATGAGAACGTAACAGTACACCCCGATTGGTTTACTAGTTCGAATTTCAAAAACTCAAAAATTCACGATCACTATGTGCCGGGTTATTGCTTGGACAAGGATATTCTAATTCCTGGCAATAAACAGTATTCAGAAGCCGCTTGTAGGTATGTACCGCACTACGTGAATAACGTGCTGATTGATCGTGGTAATGATCGCGGATTACTGCCGCTTGGGGTTAGTACGCATGGCAAAGGCTTTAGAGCCAATTGCAGGCAACTCCAACAGGATGGTAAATCGAAGAAGGTCTATCTCGGAACATTCAGTACACCTGAACTGGCACACCGTGAATGGCAGCGGGGGAAGATAAAAGCGATAAAAATTGTAATTGAAAAATACAAAACTGAACCAATGCCGCTACGTGAAATCATCGCAGCACTGAAATTACGTATTCGGAAACTGAAAAATGATATTCGTGGAAAACGCATAACAGTAAAGCTGTAAAAAAATAACGGGGAGCCGTACAGGAATACGGTTCCCCGTTAAATACTATGCAGTACTGAATTGATGGTTCAGTACTGCCAACACTAACATACAAGGATTGTAAAATGCTAAACTATATTCATGGCGATTGCGGATCGTCTAAAACTCATAAAATTCTAGAAATGATGAAACGCTCTGATTACCAGTATTTATTGGTACATTCAGAAATACAATTGATGAAACAGTCTGCTAATGCACTAGGGGATATATGTACACTCATCTCATCAGAAGAAAAGGATAGCAGCGTTGAAAAAAAATTAATTACATTTCTCAAAAAACCGACCCACAGAGTACTAATCATCAGTGAGCGGGCTTTTTTGAGTGTTTCAGATCTATCATTGTTCAATGATCGAAAAATCATACTGGATGATGTGGTTAGTTTTCATTGCTATAAGGTTCTCAACACAGAGAAGAAACACGAAGTACATAAACAGCTTTTCACTAATTTCACTGATCTCGATAAGCAGTACTGTACCGCTAAACGAGTAACGTCGTTCACAGATGATCTACTTGCAGAGTTAGGTCAAAGTTTTCGGTTTCTTGATCTGTACGATCACGTTCTGATGAATAGCGATTTTTTCAGTACTAAGGTTCAGGACGGGCATGAAGTGTACAGGGATGATAAAAACCAGTTGTCGATCATGGCATGGGTAGATATACAGAAATACGTAGATGCTGGCCTGGATATGACATTCATAGCGAACAATTTCACAGAGTCCTTAGTGTACCGCTCTAACCCAGGTCTGTTTACAGAAATCACAGTGTCATTACGGCAACGTGCAGTACCTGTGAGTGAACGACTTAAGGTGTACTATTTTCTCGATAAGAAACGTTTTAGCGGTACTTTCAGGACTGACAACCCTAATGCACTGCCTTCCATTGCACAGTACATAGAGCAGAACGTAACGGGTCAGTACTACTATACGTCGAACAGTTCAACCAAAGGCGACATGAGTGAGATCCTCACTTCAGGCCAGTACATTTCACCTAATAGCCGTGGTATGAACTCGTACCAGAGCTACACAACGGCAGTTTGGCTTGCCAGCATGAAACCCAGTCCTGTAGAGGCTGTTATGTGTCGTGAGCAGTTCGGCATTACAGGCCAGGATCTGGTACAGGCTAGGGAGTTTGAGACCCTGTATCAGTTCATCAACCGCTCTAATCTGCGTGATTATGATTCTCAGAGTGAAATCGTGGTTTACGTTGTAGACAGAGAACAGGCTGAATCATTGGGTACTGCTAACATCCATCATATCGATCTGGGGCTAGAAGATGGCAGTACTGAAACCATGAAACCAGGTCGTCCGGCTGTATTCAGTGCAGAGGATAAGGTGATTAGGAAAAAATTCAGTACATTCATGTCTAACAGTAAGGGCAATGTCAGTACTGAACAGTTCAGCAAATGGTGTACCAAAAAAAATCTGTCAGAATCGCAGGTAGAGATGCTGCGAGGGATGATGAAGTAGAACGAAGGCCGCATTTTAGCGGCCTTTTTTATTGGTTGGTCGTAATGTGGAATTCACTAACATGGGTTAAATGGGATAGTGGGGTAGTTTAGTAGTATGTGGGCGAGTTGAACACGAGCAGACAACCGAACGAAGCGAAGCGAAGTAGAGGGCGTAGTACTCAAGAGACGTAGTGAGCGGAGCGAACGAAAGTTGTCAGATGAACCATTAATTCTCAGTAAAAGAACTACCGAAAAAACTCAATAAAACAGACTTGTTCACAGGAAAACGGAGCGAAGCGAAGTTTTTCGAAGAACAGGCCGAGCGAAGCGGAGCGGAGTTTGTGCCTCATTTCATTGTGTTATTAAAATGAAACAAACCAATAGCTCGCGTTGCTCACAATTGGTTTGCACATAAATTGGCGGGTTTTATCCCCGTCTGGCGACGGCTCTAAAACTCCTCCAATTTCTGTTTTCTCAGAAATAGATCCAAGTATATGTGGAAAAAAATACCTTAAACCTTTATAGGTAGATAATTCCACATTATTAACAACCCATGTTAGTGAATTCCACATACGTCTAGACGGCTAAGTGAAGTGATAAATAGTACAGGTTATGAGATATTTAAAGTACTTCATAAAATACGACATCAATAATACAGTACTTTGAACTTTAAATAGAGACTCATTTATTAGTACTGCGATTTTTGTATTAAAAAATAATTGACAATGACATTTCTAATCCATATTATCCATCCCGCACAATGAGTGGATTACCCTCATATATATAAATCCTATGAGGAAGAACTAAATGAAAGCCGTGAAAAAAACATATTCTGTACAAATCGGTGAAGAAAAAATTCTGGAAAATTGCCATAAACTGGTGATCGATTTAGAAACAAACAACAGAACCTATTTCACTGAGGGATGGGCAGAAGTTGATGGTATTAGTTCTCAGACTGATTTCCCTCAGACGGATTCAAATGTCATCGATAATATTGAACGGTTAGTGAACAATGATTTACGTGTACACTCTATCTGTTTTGAATTTGATGACGGTTCACATGTAACGCATTTTCGCAGTCATATCTGGGGAATTGATCGTGTACTGGTTTATACCAATAAACACGGTGAATACTCGTTGCCCTTCCATAAAAGGGAAGTGCCAAACCCAGACAGTGAAATCTATGAGAATGAATTAGTCTGGTCGTTGTGCTGGAATGAATTCCCATCGCAATGGATCAACGAGCATGGGGTAGTTGAACAAATCTAACCACAGCCAAACTGTAGCGGTTCTGGAATACCGAACCACGTAAACACTCCAAACGGTATCCATAACATGATTAATAAAAATCAGCTTAAAAAACGTGGCTGGTCGCCCGCATTAATCCTAAAATTTTTACCTGAAAATAATGATTATTACTCAATTACTACTGTTGAAAATATTGAACAAACAGAAGCATTTAAAGCCGAGATGCAAAAAACAGTATTAAGAAGAACAACAGCAAAAAAATCATTAATGTTGAGCAGAGAATTGTTAGACATAATGCGTAAGAATAATTTTGGAATGTAGGTTTAAGTAATAAAGCGGGACAGTACTGCAAGTTTCTTGCTATGATGTAACCCTTGCCAGTACTGAACAATTTTGGGGTTTGTTACGGGGTTCAGTACTGGCAGAGGATGTGGCAGTACTCATAGTACTGCCAAAATGTATTGGGGATATTAACGTAGTTTCCAATTTTTAATAATATACTCAGCAGTTAGCAATTTCAGGGCTATTTTATCTGATGATCTATTATCGCTGAAGGATGAAACGAACGCACTAATTTCATTCAAATTAATGCTGCACGTTGAATAATTAGCATCCATATATTTAGCCCCGTTCATGACATCTATTTTGTCAAAGAATGGTTTTGCGTCATTTGAAATGGTGTGACCATATTTTTTTTCGAATGTAACTGCGTTTGGATTCTGATACATGTTTACAGCGTGATCAAAATTTGCCCCAAGATATAACTTTGTTGCTATAGCAGAAGCATCGAAGCTGCTAAAAATTTTAGAATCAAGGAAATTTATAATCTTCTGTAAGTTCGGATTTGCTGGCGGTATTTCTACACCACTATTCCATAAATCTCTAATTAATTCACTAGTAGCAACTTTTTGTGAAGTGAAACTCAGGTTGTTTTGTTCTAAGATAGAAACGAATTTAATTAGTACCATTCGGTGGAAGTCTTGGTTTGGTAATACTTCATCAAGATAACTTTCAGAAACTCCATATTTTATGCAAAGTGCTCGTACAACATCGAAGAAGTCTCCTAATTTATCTCTGTCGTAAATCCAGGCAGGGCGAGGAACTTCCTGATTTTCGGTTAATCCTCTTCTTGCTCGAGCAACAACTGCATGATACCTGCGTGCTTTAGCTTTGCCGTAGCCTTTAATCAGCATATAACCCAGCCATAAAATAAAAATTAGCCCAACAAATTCCATATATTATCCTGATATATAATGCCTAATTATTGATTTGGATTTGAATAATTTGAGTGTTAAGTACTGCAACTTCTCTGACAAAACATTATGTCATTATGATTTGAGCCAATGGAATCGAAATTTATAACCCTACTAAAAATAGTGGGTAAGAACAGTACTAAACGATCTATTGCATGTTGTATACGCCGCTCTGCATCAAGCCATTCTTCCGAAAACCCACCCCAGCCGATACCAGAATACCGTTCTGTTGCAAAAAAACTTGAGTTCTCACTAAGCCTTAACTACCAAAAGTGGTAGGGGAAGTGTCTTAAATATTGATCGTTATTTCCTATTGGTTAGATTTATATGATCGTTTTGACCGATCGATAAAGTTGTGAACTTTTTTGCAACGGATACGCAACCACGGGATGCTGGAGAATTTTAATGATAAAAATGATTGGGTTAGGTTTACTGTTGGTTTCAATCACAGCTTTTGCCGCTGATGACAAAGCCCAGAAAGAAGATTTTGAGAAGGCACAGCGAGAAATAACACTATCCGGCTATCAATGTGACACTGTGAATAGCATTAAGACAGAAACGAGCTGGTTCTCAAGCGAGACAACGTTAAACGTCACATGCGATAAGGCGTACCATTTTTTGGTACGTTATGAACGTGGAGTACGCGTTAGCGTGGAAGTGGTGTCCATGTAAAAGTTACGCCACTGTAGAATTCAATCATGCCAGTACTGAACCCTAATCTGTCATCCTCATTCAGTACTGGCAAAGAATCGTAACTTGCATGGGAATCAGAAAATTCTTAATATATCAGCCGCTTATTCTTATCCAGTAAATAATTAAGGAAAAAATTAATGTTTAAGCCGGTAAAGTTGTTGGCGGTTTTTGCAGTGGCGGTAGGGCTATCAGGATGTGCAGTGAGTTTACCGTTCAATAATCGCCTGTCGTATCCCTCAGTTTCAGAAATGAAATCAGTTCATATCCAGGGTGAAAAGCCGAAACTCTCTATCGTATGGAATCCTGCTGATTTCCCACAACGTATTGATATCCAGGGTGCAGATGGTTTTGTCGGTGGTGGTTCTCGTACACGTGTACCAACTGGGGTCGCACTTTCGTCACGTATAGAGGAGGCTGTATCCACATTTGCTGATGTTAATCCTGCTGGACAGAAACTAACCATCACAGTAATCGAAGCCCGTTCCGGTTTCGAATATTCAGCCGGGATGTTCAACATCACGCCAGCAATCGACGTTGGTACTGTATCGTTTAATGCGACGTTCAATTTGAACGGTCAAACCTGGTCTCAACAGTTCACGTCATATAAAAAAGATCCTGTTATCGGCGGTACAAGCCAGACAGGTACACTCGAAAGTGCCTGGGATGACATAGCAGTACAGGTTGCAAAAAATATTGCTCAACACATTAACAAATAAAGCAATGTTTTAATCATGGGGTAAATACTCAAACACACATGAGTAATTACCCTATGAGAACATCAATCCATCTTCCGCTATATGGCAGTACTGAACTGTATTTTGAAATGGTTCAGGAACTACTAGCCGTCATCGATACAGAGCCACTGATCAAGCTAGATATGAAGTACGACGAATATAGCGAAATACTCCATATCAACTTTAGCCATCCCGAACCTGAACAACAGAATATGATGCAGGGTCTAGTACTGCTCTATTGCCCCGATTACCGCTGGCACTGCTGAACAGTACTGAACCGTGATATTCAATCAGAAGGGCAGTTCACCCTGGTCGCAGAACCAATCCTCCTCGTCATGCATCTGGTGCATACGGTGTACAGAGTTCAGATAGCTCAAACCATCCAGTACTCTATCAAGCGGTTCAGGGTATAGCAGAACGAAACAATCATGTTGAATCTGGCCTAGCCAGTACTGCCTGTACTGATTCTGGAAGAACACACGATCACCTATCCTGTACTCTTCTAACGATGATCCCCAGTAGCACACTGTACCCCACTGACCCAGATGTACGAACCGCTGAATACCACTGGTGATTGATGGATCGAAGCCGTCTTTGTTACCCATGATGTAAACTCCATAATACTGTATATTCATACAGTATTGCAGTTAGTGAAAACCCGAGTAAAGTTTCTGATAACAAATTTGTTAAGGTCAGACCAGATGAGAAGCGTGAGTTTTGTGATTCATTCAATTGCACGTGAAACCCAACTATATGAGTCAATGAGTACTGAAGAACTCATCAAACGCATTAATGCCGCATTATCAATGATATCTGAATTCGAAAACGGTACATTACAACCAAATTCATTGGAATTAGGTTGTGTATGTTGTCTTCTAGTGTCCCTATCCGATGAATACGCAAACCATCAACATTGGAAAACGATTGAAGATCTGTATGCTGGTGTTGAGCCTGGGTCATTAAAAATGGAAGTACTGGCATTGAGAGATGACTATTTGAAAGATCCGATCTAATCATGCACTCTATGCTGTACTTTATTGCTTAGTGCACAGAGAAATTCATCAAGCATACGTAACACAAATACAACAAAAAATAATTAATTAGGAATACAATGTATAACTCAAGGAATGTTACTAGGGATATCGCAGACGATACCCACGCATTTGAATCATTGTCTGATAATGAAAGCATCAAACTCACACACAAAGCATTAGCTGACATTTCGAACTTTGAACAAGGTTCGGAAAAAGCAACCGCTATACAATTGGGTAAAGCATGTTGCCTGTTATTGACTGTCGCAAAAGAGTTTATGAATGTTGAGTATTGGCAGACAGTACAAGAACTTTATTCTGGTGTTAACCATACGTTCTACAAAGACGAAATCATTGCAATCCGTGATTACTATTTGGAGTACCTCTCAGAACAGCCTGTATCACTCAAGGTACAACGCTAGAAATATCCACGCACGGACGCGTTTCATTCAGTACAGAAGCATACAGAGCGATACAGATGCATTAAAAGGTACTCCCGGACGGGGCAAGCCTCGCGTAGTTTCGGCAGGCCGATCTTTTATGTGTATACCCACTTTTTGATCTGACCCGCACCGCAAATTATATAACTGCAAACCCAATTTTATTATCTTGACATAAGCATTCTATCTCATCTCCGCAATCGCAAAGTTTGATCACTTTACTAAATCCGTAGTGCCATTCTTTTACAAATCTTTCAATTTTTTCAACACTGTTAGGCGTGCAATTAAGATGAAATCCTACACACCAAAATGATCGAGTACCTAATAAGCATTTCTTAAGTGCAAGTAGTTTTTTAACGTCTTTTTCAAAGCCATTAATTAGTGTTTGAGGGTTTCTTGAACATTTGAGTTCAAGAAAAATATATGAATTTGTACGTGTTCGTTTCCTGCGAAATGCTAAGTCTATGAACATACTATACTGTTCACGTAATTTTCTATTATCTGGAAATGCTAAAACTTCTCTCTCAACTTGGGTGCCAGGTGTTTGGGAGATAAAATATTCAAGTTCAACCTGTAACCATTTCTCCCAATCATTTCTGTTCCGTTTAAGAATCATTCTTAATCTAGATCTTACCCCTTCATCTTTTAAGAATTCATCCATTATAGTTTTAACAGTTACTGAATCAGCTCTATCAGTCATATCAATACCCTCAGTTTCGATATAGATATATCGGCAAAAATGATAAATACTTTAACAAATAATTGGGGTTATTAATAATGATTAGTCAGAGATCAATAGCAAAACAGTACGGTTACGATGAAAGTACTGTACGACAGTGGAAAGCAAAGGGAATGCCCTTAAGCAATGAAGATGAAACAAGGCAATGGATAATTGATCATGTTCTTATTCCATTACGACAAACAGATATACGAGAACAAATCGATTTAGAACGGTTGCGTAAAATGCGGGCGGAGGCAGATTTAGCAGAGGCGGAAGTACTTTCCCGTACTGAACAGTTGATCCCAGCCGATGAAGTACACAGAGAACTTACCCAGTATTTCAAAACATTCCGTGACTATATCCGTTCACTACCGAACAGAATTCAACATGAAGTTTTCGAACAAGATTCAGTACTGAAAGTTAAACGAGTATTGCAGGCCAGAATTGATGAAATGCTGAATGAAATTGGCGATATGAAATTCGAGGATAATGAACAAGGCAAGGATGCCACCGATGAACAGAACACTGACAGTACTGAAAAATGCAGTACAGATAATCAAACCTCCACAGAAGTTAAAGCCCAGTGAATGGGCTGAACAAAATCTAGTACTCCCTGATGGTGTAGCAGCCGGACAAAAATTAAAGCTCTACTCATTTCAGCGTGAAATGCTGGATATTATCGAATCAGACCAGTACCGCAAAGTGGTTTATAAAACTAGTGCTCAGATTGCAAAAACAACTTTATTAAACTCAGCATTGTTTTACTGGATAGGTACTGATTCCAGTAATATTGGTATTGCTCAAAGCTCGCTTACAGAATTGAAGCAATGGAAGTCTGCCAAAATAGATAAAACAATCGAGCAGGTGCCAGTACTATCAGAGTTAGTTACAGATAAGAACGACAAGACCAAAGCAAACAACCAACAACAGACTGAACTGAAGGATGGTAGTTTCCTGTATTTCATGACTCTCGGCAGTGCAAAAGCATTACGAGGTAAAACACTCAAACGAATCATACTTGATGAAGTATCTGCAATAGACCAGAACTCACCAGAAGGGAACCCGATCCGCCTTGCTGAACAACGTGCAACTGATTTCGGCCAGGAAGCCAAAATACTTATTTCAAGTACTCCAACTTTTTCAGGCGATGCAATCGACGTTGAATATCAGAATTCAGATCAACGTGAGTTCTTTGTTAAATGTATTCACTGCCAGCATGAACACACGTTGAAATGGGAGAATGTACGCTTTGACTGGAAGAAGAACGGCAAGCGTGATATTCCCGATGCCAGTACTGCAAAATTACATTGTCCAGAATGCCAGGAAGAAATAACAGAATCACAGCGTATTAAGATGGTCAGTACCGGACGTTGGATAGCACTGAACCCATCTGTAACTGATACAGCAGGTTTCTATATTAACCGCCTGTATTCACCGAACAGTACTATTCAGGCTATTGCTAAAGAGTTTGAATTAGCCTGGTTCGAATATAACTACCAGTCCTTTTACAATACAGTACTCGGACTTCATTACTCAGACCTTCAAGAAGAAATTGACGATTTAGCATTAGAGAATTTACGTGATGATTCATTCGACCTGTCACATATACCAGATTCAGTACTGGGTATTGTCGTAGGCTGTGACCAGCAATTAGACCGACTTGAAGCAACTGTATTAGGTTTTAACGAAACAGAACTATTTGTACTGGGTCATCGATATTTCTACAGTCCTAACTGTGAAATCAAAGGGGCAAAGGCTTATACAGACCTTGCTGCATTCTGTAATCAACGTTTCAAAACAGTATCCGGGCGTGAATTACCAGTACTGAAAGTAGCTGTTGACGGTGGTAACGGTAGAGCAATGCAGACAGTACACAGTTTCTGTCAGCAGTATAAGAAGTTCGAAATGATTAAGGGCAGCTCGAATACCAAAGGCGACTTGTTCAAACGCAGTACTTCAGAAGGCCGTCAGTTCTACATGCTGAACGTACACGAGGGTAAGAACTGGGTACGCAGTCTGTTAAATAATGCAGTAGCAGGTAAAACAGATGCTCCACTTACGCTACGTTTCGCACACGATCTACCTGATGACTATTTCGAACAGGTCACAGCAGAGAATCTAGAACGTTCTGGTAGTGGTGTTCGATGGAAGCAGATTACAGGCCGTCGTAATGAGGCACTTGATACGCTTGTCTACAGCCTATGCATGATGAAACTGGCATTGAGTAAATTAGGTGGATTGCCATTCAAGAAATTACGAGAGTATCGCAGCAGCAAACGAACCGATGAACAAACTACCAGTACTGAATCAACTAAACCCGTCAAGCCTACCGAACCAAATAATAAATACACTAAACCAAAAACCAAAAGTATTGGTAAATCATGGTTCGGCTAAGGATAAATAAACATGAAAGACAAAATCTATATCGGTGAAGTACTTCACGAAGTACTACAGCCTAATACAACATTAAAAATCGGAAACAGTACTGATACGTTATTCACACACAACACAGAGAACGATACTGAAACGGTAACTCTCACCATCGACTCCACAGATTGGAAACCGGGTTATTACTCAGTCGTATATAACAATAATGGTGAATTAACTATCAGTACTGTAACCGTCCTCGACCCGATGGCACAGACAGACCGATTAACAGAACTGCAATCACAGCTTGATGACATTAATAAAATCATTACAGCACGTATTAACGGCGATACCAGTACTCTGACTATCAACAATAAAACACTGGTACATGAAGACCTGAATACATTGATCAGTCTGAAAAACAGTATCACTAAACAGGTCAACGACCTGAAACGCAAACTAACTACAGGCAATAAGGGCTTTTTCAAAAGTACTATTCATTGCCGCTAATAATGGAGATCACACGGAATGTGGCCTTTTAACAAACGGCAAATTGAACAACCCGCAGTACTACCAAAACCTAAAACAGTACAACCCCGCAAATATCAAAGTGCCAGTACTGAATTCAAATCTCAGACACGTTCATTAACTGGACTACCAACAAAGATTATTGGCTCTTACGGTACTGGTGTTCAGAACGTCAACATCAATGCAGTACTGAGACAGTCTCTGACATCGCTACGAGATGCCAGCCGTTCACTGGTACTGCAAAACCCGTATGCACGTCGATACGTATCACTGAGTTCTGGCACAGTGGCAGGGGCAGACGGTATCACCGTTCGTCCTTCACCAATTGGCCTCGATGGTCAAACCGATCCAGTACTGGCAGACCGCTTAGACAAGCTGTTTTACCAGTGGGCATCAGATGCAAACCGTTTCAGTGCTGATGGTTCTCTGTCATTCGACATCTTTCAACAACTGGTAGAGCGTGCAAGAGCTACCGATGGTGAATGTTTTGTTCGACTTCATACAGACGGTGATGAACTACAGGTATCAATCATCGATGCAAGCCGTATTCCCAGTACTAAAAACGAGTTACTGAAAAACGGTTCGTACATCAGCAATGGTATTGAACGTGATCAACATGGCCGTGTACTGGCCTATCACGTAGCCGATATTAACCCGCTGAATTACACCATCCAGACGCACAGTACTCAACGTGTACCAGCCAGTGAGATTCTGCATTACTTCATCCCAGAATTCCCAGGACAGGAACGAGGTTTCCCGGACTGTATTGCAGTCATGAAGACCTTGGAAGATTTCAACAGTTATAACGAAGCGGCAGTCCTACAGAAAAAGATCGCAAGTTCAGCTATGGGGTTTATTACCAATACTGACAACAATCAGGATGAACTCTTAGACGGTGAAAATCCAGAACGTGAATTTGTAGAGTACTTTGAACCGGGCAGTATTAAAGAACTGGCCCCAGGGCAGCAGATCCAGACTCTGAACCCGCAGGCAGGTACAGACAAAATTACTGAGTTTTCAGACGCTGTTCTAACAACTATCAGTACTGGATTATCCGTACCCAAATCGATGTTAACTGGTGACACACAAAACGCTTCATTCAGTGCTGCAAAGATGGCAGACAGAATTAGCCGTGAAGGGTTCAAGACACGTTCCAACCTTCTTATTTCTAAAGTACTAAAGCCTATCTACCGTGAGTTCATTAAAAGAATCATGGTCACTGAACTTAAAGAACTCAGTTTCACAAACTTTGAAAACATCGCTAACAGTACTTTCATCACTGTTAAGCAAGTCTCACTTGATCCTAATAAAGATGCACAGTACGAGCAAACACTATTACAGATGGGTGTTAAATCGAAATCGCAAATTATTCGTGATTTAGGCATGGAGCCACAGCACGTATTTGAAGAACTCAAACGAGAAGCGGAGATAAATAAAACAGAAACAATGAACAAGGATAGTTCAAATGAAATTCAAGAACCAAAAACGGGAGATGACGTTAACGAGTGACGTACTCTCTGATAATAACGACCGTACAGTACTGTTAGCTTTCAGTTCTGAATATCCAGTAGTACGTACTATCGGTGGTCAGGAATATAACGAAATCCTTCTGCATAATCCTGAAAACGTAGACCTATCAAGACTGCAAAATAAAGCCGCTCTACTTTTCAACCATGACTTTGATAATCATATCGGTGTAATTGAGTCAGCAGCAATCGATTCTGACCATATTGGACGTGCATTAGTACGTTTCAGTTCAGTTGGTATTGGTGCTGAAAAGTTTGAAATGGTACGAGAAGGTACTTTATCAAAGGTCAGTGTTGGCTATTCCATCCTCGATTATCAAATTGAAGGCGACAACCTCTTAATTACCAAATGGGAACCATACGAAATCAGCATGGTTTCAGTACCCGCCGATGATTTTGTAGGTGTAGGGCGTTCTCTTGAAGAAGAACAGGAACCAGAAGTACCTGAATCCGAAAATAAAGACGAGCAACCACCCGAACAAGAGGAACGAAACGAGGAAACCGATAATGAACCCGATGAAAATACTGAAATTACTACTACTGCTACTGAGTCTGATCCCGAAATCGATACCGAAGCGGAAACGATAAATAACAGTGAAAGTACTGGAGATGGCGAGCAGCCAGAACCAGAAACTGAAAATAATGATTCAGCCGTTCTGGAACAGGTTCAGGAAGAACCAGAAGAACAGGCCGAAGAAGATCAAAAACGCATTGCCGAAATTAACGCCATTTCACGTGCATTCAATATCCACGCTGAAATTACGAATCAGGCAATCGAATCAGGCTTAACCATTGAAGCGTTTCGCCAGCAAATTAAAAATAAACCCATTATCAAGGACGATAAAATGGAATTCTCTCTAAACACTCTGATCCGTTCCATTATGGACGGTGACAAATCTCTGACATCCGGCAAAAACGGTGCAGTAGTTGCTAACGCTGATTTTGCACAGGCTGTACGTGCAGGTGTAACCACGAATACTGCAAAAGACGTTATCAGTACAGAACATCTGTACGGTTCATTCGTAGATATTCTGCGTGCTGAATCTGTTCTTAAGAATTTCCCAGTACAGATGTTTACCGGACTGACTTCTGAAATTGCAGTACCTAAACTGGCTGGTGATTTTACTTCTGCTTTTGGTTTTATTTCTGAGAATGGTATTTCTCCAGAAGTAGACGCCAATTTCGAATCTGTAGTACTGAAACCAAAAATTTTTACTGGAGCAGTCCCGCTAAGCCGCAGCGTTGTTAAATCCTGCCCACAGGTAGAACAGATCGTTAGCCAGGCCATTGTTGCCGGTTCTGCTGAACGTCTGGAAGCCCTGATTCTGAAAGGTATCGTAGATGCAGTAGTAGCAGCAGGTAAAGTAGAAACCGTAGACGCATATACCTATGCAGACATCGTAGCAGCACAGGGTGTACTCGGTGACGCTGGCGTATCTTTCGGTTCTATCTCCGCTGTAATGTCTCCACAGACCAAAGCTACTCTGCGTTCGACCCTTCGCGGCCAGAATACCTCAGGTGTTTACCTGTTCGATGAAGGTGATTTATGTGGTGTACCTGCCTATGACTCTAAAGTACTGGCTGGTCAGGACTTCATTATTCTCGGTGACTTCTCCAAACTGGCTATTGCACAGTGGGGTGACTCTCTGGAGCTGGATATGGACGATACCACTAACCGTAATCGCGGTTCTGTAATCGCTCGCGTGTGGGCAGATCTGGATTTCGCAGTACTGGTGCCTGAAGCCTTCCGTATCATCAAACTGGCTTAATCTGATGAGAGCATTTAATACGCAATGTATGGATGCTCTGATTAACAGTTTTGGCGAACCTTTAGTACTAGACAATGGCAGTACTATTACTGTCATTTTCGAACAGTCCGAAATAGCAATTCAAACTACCGAAGGACTGATACAAACAACAGAAAACTACTTTACATGCCGCCGTGACCAGATCACCTATGATGATTACTTTGTACTGAATAATGTTCAGCATGAGGTATTCAACATCGTAGATGATCTATCCGGCCTGTGTAACGTATATTATAGAGAGGCTTGATAACATGAATATTTCAACTATTAAAAATCATGTATCAAGCCTTTTTGCATCTAACGGTTTGAAAGTACGCAAGGCCGCAAAAACTAATAGTCAGTCATCCAATGATTACATTCTGATGATCAGCAATGTAACTGAACAATACGAACAACTGGAATACAGTACTAGACATTCTGTAATAATGACAATGGATGTGCTGGTTACATCGCAGAGTGAATTAAAAGCACAACAAACAATGGATTTAGTACATTCAGTATTATTCAGTACTGAATTAATTGCTGGCCTGTTAGAGAAGGGAATCAATGTCAGTTCACTAAAACTACTCTCAGTAGTCGATGATACCGACCCGGATACAGCCATAAATACCATTATGACAACGTGCCAGATTAATTACATTGCACGTGCTACAAATAATGGAGAATAACAATAATGGCAGGAATCATGCTCGGCAACCGCACATTGCTATCTTACAGTACTGATCTGAATAATACATACCCAACATCTATCTATACGATTATTGATAACCTGGCTGCATTTCCAGAAGTTAAAATCAACAGTACCACACAAACGATAGAAACATATGATCAGGAATTTACTAGCATCATCACTGGTGGTCTTAAAATCAGTAACATCAGCATTGTAGTAAATTATGTACCAACAAATACAGGTCATATGTTCCTCAGCAATGCATACGCTGTAAATCGTTCATTTCAGTTGAAATTCAGTCTTTATGAAAGCCAGACATCACTACGCCAGAACTACATTATTCTTAATGGGCGTATTACTGCACAAAAGGATGACGCAGACATTAATAAAGTATACGGGCGTACCTGGACTTTTACGCCTGATTCTATCGTTCGTCAGGGAACGATTGATGATCAATTCCCATTAGTACTGGGTAATTTTGGGGTAGGTGCTGATGGTATTACCGTACCGCATTATGAATCTGACGGCGGTAATTCATTCATTAAAGTACCAGTTACAAATACGATGAATCCTGGCGGTGTTGATCTACTTGGTGTTGGCCTTGTAGATGGTGGTGGTATGAGTAAAGCACAGATGGTCGTTACTGAATCAGGTACTCCACGTCTGTACATTAAGAATACTGATAGTACCGTATACGATCAGGTATACAGCACAGCTAATAAACCAGTACTTAACGCAGGTACAACACAGGGCGTTTCAGGAATCCTGCCAGTATCAAATGGCGGGACTGGTAGTTCTGTAGCCGCTACAGCACTCAGTAACCTGAATGGTCTACCAAAGACGGGCGGTACTCTGACAGGTGGCCTGTCAGGAACAACATTATCACTATCCAGTACCTTATCTGTTACTGGCGTAGCGACAGTAAACAACACGATTAACCAGGATGGTGTATCGGCGGCTTTGTATGGGCATACATCGCTATCATCATCAGCCGCAGGTTCTAAATCTTATCTACGTAAAATGCGTGGCGGTACTGGAGATACCATCTTTCATGAAACCGTACAGGCCGGAAACTATCGATTAGCCACTGGTGCAACTACCGATAGTTCTGATGCATTGACATTATCCAGTACTGGCAACCTGACGATTACTGGTGGTCTTAACGCTTCATCTGCAACGTTGAGTACTGCATTACCGATCAGTTCTGGTGGTACTGGGGCAGTTACGAATACACAGGCACTGCAAAACCTTAATGGTGTTCCACAAACAACCACTGTTAACGGAAAGCCACTTTCATCAAACGTAGTACTTTCAAATACTGACATTTCCGGTAGTGCTAAATCAGGTGCTAACTCAGATATTACAAGTATCACGGGCTTAACCACTGCACTTAGTGTTGCACAGGGCGGTACTGGGGCATCCGTTCCCGCAATAGCACTCAGTAACCTCGGGGGTGTTGCTAAAACCGTAACAGTGAACTCTAAGCCTTTAAGTACCAACATTGTTCTGAACGCAGCAGACGTATCAGCAGTACCAACGTCAAGAACGATCAACGGGCAAGTACTCAGCGATGATCTAGTACTGGGTGCCCTGGATGTATCAGCAATGCCGTACTACGGAACCATCGTGGCAGGCACGAACCTGAATACTCTGAACGGGTCTGTATTTGGATTATATGAGCAACCAGTAACTGCTAACGCAACAACGGCTTTAGGTTATCCGGTTGTCGTAGGTGGTACGTTGTTTGTACTGAAGAGTGGCGTAACTCACGCAAACAGTTGTACTCAAGTTTATTATCCTTCCAGCAGTGACGATATCTGGAACAGGACAGGCACAAGTAACAGCAGTGGGGTTGTAACCTGGTCAGCATGGGTTCGTACTGCAAATATTACCAGTGCAGGGGTGAACAGTACTATCAAGTCTCTTACTGGACTGACTACAGCAATACCAATTTCTGGTGGCGGTACTGGGGCAACCGTAGCAAGTACTGCACTCTCAAACCTCGGCGGGGTAGCGAAAACTGTAACAGTGAACTCGAAACCACTTTCTGCAAATATCGTATTAGATGCCGATGACGTGTCAGCAGTACCTAATACCCGTAAATTAAATGGGATTTCATTAGCCAGTGACATCACGTTAAATGCAGATGATGTAGGTGCATTACCTAGTCGTGGAATTATCCCAGTAGGTACTGATCTGAACGATTTAGACGGTACTGTACAGGGTTATTATCAGCAAACACTAAATGCTAACGCAACAGCAGTATTGAATTATCCAGTACAATTTGCGGGGACATTAGTAGTACTGCAAAACTCGGCAACTCACGTTAAAAGCTGTACGCAAATGTACTACAGGTATAACACGAACGACTTGTATACACGCACCGGGTATTCAAACGGTTCAGGTGTTATTTCATGGGGTGCATGGGGGATGTATGCATACACCGATATTAACGGTGTAAACAGTAATATTAAATCTCTTACCGGGTTAACAATACCGTTAGTACCCCAAACGCGAAAAATTAATAACAAGGTACTTTCAAGTGATATTGTTTTAGCACAGTCAGATATTGCAGGCACAGTACCAACATCATTAACAATTAATGGTAAACCGCTTACAGGTAATGTAGTACTTACAAATACCGATGTTTCAGGTAGTGCATCCTCTGGAGCAAATAGTGATATTACCAGTCTAACAGGTCTTACTACTGCTCTCAGCATTGCACAGGGTGGTACTGGTAGCACTTCTGCAAGTGCAGCGTTGAGTACTCTCGGTGGTATGCCTAAATCTGGTGGTACATTCTCTGGTGCAGTAGGTGTATCAAGTACTTTAGCCGTTACAGGTACTCTGACCACAAGTAACAGTATTATTCAGGACGGAGTTATACAAACAACATATTGTTATACTGCGTTAAGTTCCGGTGCGGCAGGTATTAAATCATATCTGCGTAAATTCCGTGGTGGTACAGGTGATGCTACATTCCATGAAACTGTTCAGGGAACCACATACAGGATTGCAACCGGAACAACTGATACTACTGATGCTATGACGTTATCCAGTACAGGCGACCTTACTACATCACATCTTACAGCTACAGATAATGATGCAACCTTACCGGGTACTGGCAGTACTGTTTATGGTGGTCGAATAAAATCACTGTACACAGTAAATGGTGTTGAAAAAACATCCGCCTATTTGCAATCAATTAAACGTATTGAGTGGGATTACTCTATAGCTCGTCTGTTTGTGAACCAGACAGGTGGTGGAACCGATACGGCACAATCACGATATTTTGATTTTATGTCCAACGGCAACGTGCAATTTTCGGGACGTATGTTTATGGGCAGTCCTGCTGTGAACTCGTGGTGGAACTCAGCCCAGCCCCACTATGCCGCCTATTTCGCGGATACAGCAATAGACACTCCGGGGAATGGTGCTATAGCGGGGATTTCATGGGGGTATCAGCACGGCGGGGGCTATAACCTGCGAACAATGTGGGGAAATGTCGGTAATGGTACGGCGAGCTGGGGTAATACCGCAATGACCCAGTTTGGGGATAATGGTGCCAAAACGCGGTATTGGTACTTTACGCCCGTTCAGGGGGATCTGGTTACTTCGGCGAGTGGCGATGGTGGTTTTGGTGGCAATTACACTTATCAGAAAGCAGCAACGTCGGATGCAACGCTTAAACATGATATTAATTATGATGACGGTAAAGCATCCTATGAAAATATCAAAAAATTAAAGCCATGTACTTTCGTATATAACTTTGATCCGATGGAGCGTGAACGCCGTGGTATTATTGCACAGGACGCATTACGCGATATTGATAGCGAGTACGTTAAACTGGTTCCAGCCGCACCAGAATATGACGATGAAGGAAATCGTTGTGATAAAGACGATACGCTGGCACTCGATAATAACGTCATTATGATGGATACCGCACTTGCACTAAATCATTCAATTGCAAAAATTGAAGCGATGGCAAATGAAATTGCTGAATTGCGTGCAATGATTGCAGCACTAAATAAATAAGAAGAAAACAACAATTCAGTACTGGTATGGATGCCAGTACTGAACTCTATGATAAGGATATCATTATGCCAACTCCAATGGACGTTTTTACAGGTTCAAATATTACAGTAGGTATCGGTACTGCCGGACCGACTTTAGCAACCACATTTTCTAACATTCCAGAAATTGCCGCTTTCCCCGGAACTGGTAGTACTGCAACTGTGATTGAGGTAGTGAGTTTTAATAGCTCATATAACCGTAAACTGGTAGGTAGTAAAACAAACGCAGACGTAACATTACAGGTTAACTGGATGCCAGATAACGCAGTACATCAGCAATTGGTCACTGCATTTGAAAATGGTACTCGTATCCAGTTGAAATTCAGCTATTTCACCGACGCTACCAAAACAACAGGGTCATACGTCGTATATAACGGTTTTATCAGTGAGAAAAAAATTGAATCTGATCGTGATAAGGTCGTGAATATGACTCTCAATTTTGCCTGTGACGGTGCAGCAGTAGCACAAGGATTACTGCCATAATGGATATTCATACTCTGTTTGCAGCCCTGAAACCTGAACTTCATAAAATTACATTAAAAAACGGTGCAGTACTTCATATTCATCGACCCGCTATCAGCAATTTTGAAAAATGCATTGATGCTAAAAGTACTTTGCTTTATACCGTCAGTAATGAAGATGGTCAGCCTATTTTCTCTGATGTGGACGAAGACGGAAAAATCAATGTTAACTATATTGATGCTCTTATCGTCGCTGAAATTAACGGTGAAGTCATGAAACTATGGCCTAAAGCAGAAGAACCACAGATTCAGGATCAGATCGAAAAAAAATAAGAAGCAATCCACGTTTGATGTTTACCCTGAAACTAATTAACAAACGTGGATTGAGTCCATCAGAACTGGAAACATTAGATCCAGAATTATTTGAATATCTGATGATTTACGATTCCAATATTGAACCATCGGGAGCAAGGTTCGAACACATTAAATATTCGAATCTAGCTCATTTGATCTTAATGTCCTCTGGTAATTTAACCGAAGCAGGCATGAAAAATGCCAGTGTTAATGACTGGGATATGTACGGTTTACTGTCAAATAAAACAGTACATGAACGTATTCAGGAAGATGAGCAAAAACAACTGACACAACAACAATTAAAACAGTCAGCCATGATGCAATTCATTACTGGCAGTACTGGCAATGGAGGCTAAAACATGGCAGGGAACAATCAACAATTAGTTTTTAATATCAACGGTGATGCTACTGGCCTGCAACGTGCATTAGGTAGTGCGGGTAATAGTTTAAATGCATTCAGTCGTGAGGCGGGCGGTTCGCTCGCCTCATTATCTGGTGGTTTCGGTGACATCACTGGAAAGCTGGCCGGGATGAACACAGGACTACTTGCTGTAGGTGCTGGGTTCGGTGCATTGACCGCTATCACAATCAGTCAGGTAAATGCAGCATCTGATTACGTTAAAATACTGAACGATGCTTCATACAGTTCTGGTATGACCGTAGAGCAGCTACAGAAATTACAGGGTGCTTTTGGTTCACTGAATATCGAATATGACAAATTCAGCGATTTCAACAAAGATGCACTTGATCATATGGGTGATTTTTTCCGTGAGGGTAAAGGCGGTTTCGGTGATGATTTAAAAGCATGGGGTGTAAATCTTCAAGGCTTTACTCAGTACATGAATCAGGCCGATGGCGGTATCAAAATGATCATCAAAACATTCTACGAACTGCAAAGAGCGGGAAAATCGAATGCTGAGATCACAAATGCCATGGAATCAATCGCGTCAGATAGCTCAAAACTTCTGCCAGTACTGAGACAGTACAAATCAGAAGTTGAAGCAATCAATGCAATTGAAAAGCAGCACGCCGGAATCACTACCGAAACAGCACAGGCATATGCAGCATATGAACAGAATATTGCCCAGTTGGATCGCAATTTCCAGGAACTACGTGTTAACGCACTATTACCTGTAATTGAAGCACTTAATGAATTACGCAATATATTTGCTGGTGAATGGAAAATGCCATCATTCGATCAGATGGGTGGAAACCTGAAACGTTTTGCATATGATTTTGCATCATGGGGTGATCATCACGCATTGCCTGATGAATGGGCTAAAAATCAGTACTCAAATAGTACAGTACCAAAAACTGCACCGAAAACTGTTAGTACTAAACCCTATAAACTCAAAGATCCAGAAGGTGAAAAAAAAGCGGAAGATGCAGCCAAAAAAGCCGCAGCAGACGCTAAACAACTTGAGCAGAAACAAATTCAGGCACGTATTAACCTGAATCAGGTAATGTCTCAACTGGGTAAAAACTCAGCGGAACAACAAGTTTTACAGTACAACTACACTCAGAACGAGCTACGTAAAAAACTGGATGAATCGTTAAGTACTCTGAATCTTAATGAAGAACAAAAAACTAAAATCATTGCAAGACAAGAACAGGCACGTTTAGAGGGTAGTAAACGTATTATTACTGAAATGCTGGAAGCATCCGATCCTAAACAATTATCTGAAAACCTGGCAGCGTTGAGTATTGGTAATACGCAAAATATTACTCCTGAACATATTCAGAAGATGCTCTCTGCACAGGATGTACGCTCTGGATTAGTTGATGAAAGTAATCCTTTCGGTAATCAGGATGCCATCAAAAGACAACAGGACGAAATATACAAGCAGCGTGATTTTGAAATTCAGGTTGATGAACAACTTTATGCCGACAAGTTAATTTCTAAAGAGCAATTTGAAAAACGAAAAGCCGACTTAACTGCAAAATATAATAATAAAGCCGCACAGGTAGAACGCCAGAATAGCCAGTTGCAGATACAGACCTTTGCTGATACTGCAATGAATATCGGTACGATGCTTGAGGGTGTCGCAGGGAAGGGCAATAAGGCCGCACAAGCCGCTTTTGTGGTAGGCAAGAGTATCTCGATTGCCAACATCGTTATGAAAATACAGGAAGCCCTCGCTAACGCTATGGCTACGCCGTGGCCTGCTAACTTTGCCAACTATGCACAGGTAGCAAGTTTAGGGGCAAGTATCATCAGTACTGCACGTGGTACACAGATTCAGGGGCAGGCACACAGCGGTATTGATTCAGTACCTAAACTGGGTGGTAATGATGAATCAACGTGGGTGTTGAAAGCAGGTGAACGTGTTCTGAACAACGATAACAACCGTGATTTAACTCAATTCCTGAAACAGCAAGATAAGTCAGACAATAGCGGTACTGGTCAGACTGTAATCAATGCCCCGTTAGTGGTTAATGGCGGTGGTCAAATTACCGATCAGCAATTTCAGACCATGCTGAAAAAGCATTCAAATAACGTGATGCAGGCAGTACGAGCAGCACAGACCAGAAATACGTAATACCAAAAGCCAGCATTCACGCTGGCTTTTTCTTTTCCTGATAAATACTTTAAATCAGGAGAACATCATGGGTTTATTTTCAAACAATATCAAGATAAGTGACTTCAAGTTACAAAGTACTGAACCCGCCTATTCAAATAAAAGCTGGACGGGTGCACAAATCCGACGCAGTACAGGTATTCAGTATTATCAGATTTCATTCAATCTTCAATTTAATCAGGCAGACAGACAAGAGGTACTCAATTTTATTGCTCAGTACTCACAGGGTCGGCCATTCAGTACTGACTTGGGTTATTACAGCCAGTATACAGGCAATCAGTTTAATACAGTATCCAGTACTGCAACCGTTAATAAAGGCGGTACTGTTATTCCCTGCAACAGTAATGTACTGGAAGTTGGTACGTTAGTTACATTCCAGAACAGCACTAAAATTCATCGCATTATTGCCAATACAGGGACCTCCATTACCATATTCCCGGCATTACGTCAGAACGTACAGGCAGGTGAAATAATCCGTTATCAGGGCATTACTGGGGCATTTATTATTGATGTGGATTGTGACCTGAATCTGCAATCAACAAATATTATCAGTCTACAAGTTAAAGCAACGGAGGCACTGTAATGAATCAGGCAGTGTTTACCAATCCGGCATTATTACAGTACTGGAACATTACCAGAGGCGGTAATAAAACCCAGCTAACAGTATCAGAAGTTATGCAATTAGGTGTAACGGTTAAATGTGTTGATATATATCCAATACAGGGTTCTGGCGTTCAGGCATTACATCTAAATGATGGTTATATCGACCTGAATATCAGCGGTAATTTATACACCAGTTTCCCGGACTTCATTAATGACAGTTTCGGTTCATTCAGTGAACAGAAAGATATTAGCAATGATTCTATGTCTTTCAAGGTTAGCAATGTATCACAGGCATTCCAGGCACTGGCATTATCAGGCGGTCTGAAAAATGCACAGGTTAATCTTTGGCTGACAATACTGAATCCTGCAAACGCTACAGTACTGGATAATTCATTAATGTTCAGTGGCTATATTGATTATTTTGAATCGGTATCAAATAACGATGACATCAAGAACGAATTAACAGTAAACGTTAACAGTATCTGGAAGAAACTGGACGTACAGCAACGTACTTTAGCCGCCAACTCAGTGCATCAAAGCACGCATAAAAATGATGCGTACTTTTCACTACTCGGAAAAATTAACTCTCAGCAAACATGGAAGTATAAAAAATGAGAAACAATATAATTAAAATTCACAACATTGCTCAGGAAACTATTAGTACTGAATTCCAGTTAGGCCAAAATGATTGCAATATTCTGGTACTGAGAGTTATCGATCAGGTATGCGGTACTGCATATACCGATCTGGCTATGGGCAAATACAAAACCATTAAAGCAGGTCAGAAACTGTTCACTAAACACGAATTGGGTTCACTGGAAGAAATCTGTAAACGTCATGGTATTGAGGTAGATACGCCTGTTATGGGTGACGTTATGGTTAACGGTATTCACGGTTCCGTAGTACTGGATGGTAAGTACATTGCCCTGAATGCTGACAGTTCTGGATTCAATGTTGCAGTACTGCCCTGGTTACATGACTGGAAATTTTACCGGATCACTCCTAACGCAGGTACGGTAGGGGGTGAATAATGGGGGGTAAAATTACAGGTGCTGGTTTATTTGGTGCCCTTATTACGGCGGTTGCAGTTGCAGCCGCCGTATACACAGGCGGGGCAAGCCTTACCGCCGCCGCTGCATGGGGGGCAGGAGCTGGTGCGGCCTCGTTAGTAGCAACATCTATGCTTTCTCAAATGCCAGGTATCACCCCTCATACAGACAGTGCTACTACTCTCAGCCGTTCTACCAGCCCACAATCGGGAATCCCCATACTGTACGGTGAAAAGGTAAAATGCGGTTCAATAGTTAACTGGTACAACGTGCAGAACAACAGCAGTCAGTACCTGTTTACGAGTCATGCCCTGGCAATGGGTGAGATTAACAAGGTAAGCCAAATCTGGCTTGATGACGAACCAGTACTGACTACTCCTGTAACTGTTGAAGGGGTAGTACCGAATACCAGTATCGATGCGAAATACCGTGATATTTTGCAGTTAGAGGTTTATTTCGGAAAACCTAATTACACGGCGGGTAAAGTACTGGCAGGTACTTATGGTGGTTCTCAATGGAATAACAGTACGTTCAAAGGTAACGGGATTGTACAGATTTATACCGTTATCAAAAAAACTCAGAGGTCATTAGAGGACAACCTGTTAGTTAACGATAGTTACGTATTAACTGCTGAATGTTCTGGTAAAAAGATCTACGATTTAGTTTCAGGCACTACGATTGTCAGCAATAACCCAGTTAACCAGTTATACGACTATGTGACCAATACGGAATATGGCCTCGGTGTCAGTCCCGGTAATATTGATATTGCATCATTCCAGACGGCAGCACAGTACTGTACACGTTATCAGATGTATAGTAATGGTGCTATTGATTATCAGTCCACATATAAATCAAACATTGAAAAAATGCTGATGACATTTGGCGGCATAACCAGTATTCATTGCGGTAAATTGTATTTGACTGTAGATATTCCGGCACTGTCAGTACAGACATTTAACGAATCAACAATTTTCGGTGAATTTGTCAGTACTACGAGTGGTATCAGCGATTATTTCAACACCATCGATGCAACCTGGAAGAACACAACAAACAATTATAGTGATGATATTTTGCGTATTCCGTCTGATATTCCGGCTAGTGATGTTTTAACCAGTGATGGATTGATTATTGCTAAGAGCCTGGACTATTCATGGGTGTATGACAAAGATCAGGTTGAACACCTGATTAACATCGAATTGCTGAAAGGCAAGTACTCACACAATACAATAAGTTTCAGTACTGATAGTGGCTGGGATATTGCCGTCTGGGATGTGATTACCGTTAATTTCCCGGAACATGGTTATGAAAACAAATTGTTCAGGGTAGCGGGGAAATCGATCAGCACGAATACCGACAGTATCGGCATGGTTCAGTTGCAATGTGTTGAGTATCACCAGGGCATTTATGAAGGTGTAGACGTACCGATGTATGGCTGGGAAGGAACATTACCGAAACCAGTAGCAGTACTGCCACCGTCAAACCTCACAGTAGTTAAGAAGGGGGCAACTAATCAGGGGCAGACTGTAGTACTTTCATGGTCAGTCAGTATCGATCAGTATTTGCGTGGTTACTATGTGTACTACCGTCAGACAGGTACGCAAACGTGGACTTATGGCGGCAGCACGAACCAGTACGTACTGAGTTATGAGCTATACGGCCTCACAACAGGGGTACAGTATGATTTCGCAGTAGCAGCATTCAACAACCTCGGCATTGTGTCCGACAAAGTTACACAGAACGGTGTTGTACCTGATTTCGCGTTTACCCTGCCTGCCATTACTGGCCTGAATCTGATCAACCGTGGCAGTACTGCAACGACTACCGATGCACTGGATTTCATCATAGGGTGGGATGATCAGTCATATCTGAACGTGAATGGTAAGCAGTTCAGCGAGTATTTCAACAAATACGAAATCATTGTGTATGACACTGGTATGGTTAAGAAGCGGTCATACTTCATCCAGGCGAACCAGTTCACGTACACCTATGCAATGAACAAACTGGATACTCTAAGCCGTACCCGTACTTTCGGTGTCGTTGCGTGGGGTCACAACAGCAGTATCTACAGTGCCGAAGCACGCATCACGGTGACTAATCCACAATGCCCGGCCTTAACTGGCTTTACGGCTAACGCAGGCTATGAGTCTATTTTCGTTGCATACAACAGCCCTGAAGCATCGGCTACTGACTTTGCTGGTGTACTGGTGCAGGTTGCTACGAACAGTACTTTCACGCAGAACCTGAAAGGGTTCGGTACTAACAGCCCGTTCATGCATTCATTCCCTATCGCTGATGGCAAGTACTATGTTCGAGCTGGAGCCTATGACGAGTTCGGCCAGGATTCGATCATCTATACGGCGGGGGTGTATGTTGATTTGCAGAGTAAGGTTAACTGGTCAGCACAGGATGAACAGTCACTGAATGATTTCCTTCATCTGGACGACAAGATCAGTACTGCTATTGACGACGCAGTAGCACAGGCCAATATCAATACCACAACTAAAATCGGTGCATCAGAGACAAAGACGACAAAGTTAATCACTGATGGCGATAAAGTTAACGCCACTGCTATCACTAATTTACAGGCGACTACAGCAGCGGATTTATCTGCACAGGTCACTACGCTGAATAAGGCCATCACAGACGGTGATAAAGCAAACGCGACCAGCATTACCCAGTTGACCAGTAAAACAGCTACAGATATTAGTGCAGCAGTCACAACACTAAATCAGACAATTACGAGTAAAGATACGGCTCAGACACAAGCATTGAATGCACAGGTTAGCAGTATCAACAGTAATATTACGTCCCAGGTTGCGACACTTAATAGTACTATCACTTCTAAAGACACGGCTCAATCAACCGCATTAACTCAGGCAAAATCTGAACTGAACGGTTCTATCAGCAGTGTCAGTACTGCCATGTCTACCAATATTGATGCACTGAAAAATACCGTCAATAGCCATTACGAATTAAAGGTGAACGCCAACGGTACTATCGCAGGTATGGGTATCTATGCAGATGCAAATACGAAAGCCAGTGCTGTTTATTTCGTGGCAGACGATTTTAAAATTATCACGGCTAAAACATCTGGTGCGGTATCTAACCCGGTAATTCCGTTTGCAGTACAGAACAATACCGTTTACATCAACAGTGCAATGATTGCTAATGCCAGTATTGGACAGGCACATATTGCCGATGCGAGTATCAGTAATGCTAAAATTCAGGACGGTTCAATCAATAACGCGAAAATTGGTTATCAGATTAGTTCGAACAACTGGAATGATGCCTGGCCTTCTGATGGTGGTCAGGGTTGGTGTATCCGTAAGGATGGTACAAGCTACTTCAACAACGGCTATTTCCGTGGTAGCGTTTTCGCTGATAATGGTTATTTCAAAGGCGATGTTTACGCGGAGAATGGTTATTTTAAAGGTACTGTGTATGCATCAGGTGGTTCATTCACTAATGGTACTTTCGTTAACTGTACCATTGATAATCTGAAAGCCAACAGCATTCAGGGTGATATCATGCGTATGTTTTTATTAGGGGCGGGCGGTATTACAATCCCAGCAGAATCACAGTTTGCCCGCATTCTGACAATTCCGTGTATTCCTGTGACTGTAAAGGGTGGTTATGATGGTACATTTACACCTCCGCGTGAAACAACTAATACACGTGCTGTTAGTATATATGCGAATGGAAATGTATTAGGCGGTGCTAATATATCTGCCAGAGGTCTGGAAAGTGATATTAGTGTTGGTTCCGTATCAATGACAATCCCAGCAGGCGTAGCGGTAACACTAACGATTCAGTTACGTTCAAATGGGAATTTAATTACTTATAACGGGCCTGATTTAACAGTTATTGTAGGTAGAGCATAAGGATATAAAATGATATCAGGAGAATTCAGGCGGGGGGCAACTCCCGCCGATGCAGTACGAGTACTGAATAGTCAGGGCAAAGTGTTTATCACCGATTTTCAGTCAGAATTAACAAAACGATGTCGTGCATTATCGAAACAGATACAGGATGACATCAGTAATAGTGTCGATGGCGGGGCGGTTAACTTCACCAAACGGGCGATATTCTTCAATTTCATTCAGTATAGTAATGGAATCAGGACTAACCAAATCATTGTACGTGGTTCACAGGCTGCATATCTGCGTTCAGTACTGACAGATGACCCGGCAACGTTTAACAAAATCATTCCTACCAGCAATGCCAGAATGACTGCACAGGGCAACATTGCAGGACTGCATACTCAGATGGGTAAGAAGTACAAAGTTGTTGAACAGAACGGCAAGAAATTCTTGGTCGATACCAGTCTGAAAAAAAAGAAACGCAGTAAACGTATTATCGGTAAATATGAGAAGAAAAAACGCAAGATGATATATGACTTCTTTGATGAAACCGAACAGAAAGGGAGGTTAGTGATAAATAATATGAAAGGTACATTCATATTCAGGAGAAACTAATGCAACAGCATTTCAGCGAAGACGTAACAGAGAACATCACATTAGACGGTCATGAAGTACTGATGTGTAATATTCCATTTAGTCAGGCATTCATCGATTCTAAATACTTTAACGGTTATGGAGTAGATGTCATGGGGCATAACTTCATGAATATCGCATTCATGGATGTCAAGATGCCAGTACTGAATCGTGGTGATATTGTGAACTGGCAATATTACGATGATGTATACGAGGTGCAGGTAATCGATGTATACAAGTTATTCGTTAAAGGTCTGAATATTCAGTACTACCTGGTGCAGTTAAAACAGGCGTTTTTAGAGTAAAAATAATAAATACTCTCAGTACATGAGAGAGGATAGTACTATGAATAAAGAAAAAATAATCAAGTTTGGCATTTATGCAGCAGCCGTAGTAGGACTGGCTGCACTGCATACTGTTGGCCTGCCATTATGGACAATCGTTACGCTGAGTCTATTTCTCGGAATTTGCGTATGATGATTACAGGAACATTAATCGGTTGTGTGAGTGCAACCGTGGCAGTACTGGGTTTTGCATTTTCACGATATCGTGAGTTTAAACAAGATAGCGAAGCTCTGGAGCGTCGCATAGGTGATTTGCAATCTGAACAGAAGTTACTGAAACAACGGCTAGACAAAATTGAAAATGAACAGGTTGTATTAGAGTCTGAACTGAAAAACGTTCAGATGAAGATCAACGAAATTGATGTAAAACTTTCACGCGTATTGACCATTTTGGAATTGCAGCATGAAAAACAACAAAGGCCAGCATAATAGCTGGCCTTTGTTGTTTTATTGGTTTGTAACCCAGTACAGCATTTGATCAATACGGTTCGGGGTCTGTTGGTACAACTTGCTGTTTTTCAGTTCTGCAATTGCAGTTGCATAATTGCGGTTCTGTAATGCTGCAAGGTGCTTAATGAATTTAGAGTAACCAGCTTTACCCAACTGGAATACAAGAATAGAAACTAATGCATTCCAGCGTTCTGGTAAATCCAGATTGAATGAATCAGCATCACGTTTAGCTTTCTGGTAATCGACCAGGAGTAATTGATCGGCTTGCTGTTCTGTAATTCCGTTCAAGAACTTACTACGTTCGCTTTGTTTAACCAGATGACCGTACCCGATAGTTTCAAAACCTTCGGAATCTTTATAGATATGGAAAAGGCCATTTCTGAAATATTTCATTTTGGTCTGGTATTGTTTAGTACCCTCAAGTTTTTTCAGTAACTCAATTACGTCTGTTTCGATGCTCATTTTGATGTTTCCTCATAAATATGTGTATGAATGTATTTATCAAGGAGTGATAAAAATGGCGTCAAATGAAGAACAAGAAATGAAATGGGCAATGTGGTACAGAGATGAAGACTTCATTCCAGAAGAAACGGCGTGTTTCGTATATATAATCCAGTTTCCGAACAGTGGTGAATTCTATATCGGTCAGAAAAGAGTATGGAAATCGATTAAAAATATCTCAGAGATTAAGCCGGAGAGTAAACAATCGAACTGGAACGATTACACCAGTTCAAGTAAATCAGTGAATGAAATGATCGAAGCGGGTGAAACCTATAAAAAGAGCATCCTGGCCTGTTTCCCAACATACGCCGAAGCATTGCATTGTGAATCAGCACTGATTTGTATGCTGTGTTCACAGTGGGGCAGTTTGAATAAAGCACTGATGGCGAAATTCAAGTTCACAGCAGGAATGGATAAAGAGCACATGCAAAAAATTCGTGAACTATTGGAGGACTTAACATGATTGAGTTAATCAAAGGTTTGATCAGTAAATTGGTGGGCAATTCTACCCCTTCACAGGAAGCCCATAGCAAGGAGATCGTTACAGGCAAGAGGCAGAGTACGGTTAAGCCTAACGACACGTCCTGGAAGCGTTACATCGCGTATGTGTTCGTTTTTTTGATTGTGTACAACTACGTGATCATTCCGTTAGTACTGGCAGTGTTCGGCGTATGGTTGCCACCTGTAGTACTGGACGATGTGATCAAGATGCTAGTACTGATTCTGAGTGGTACATGA